CGGGCTTCTGTTCCATGGCGGCGGTGTTGTTGGGTCCGGGGGGCAACAATCGCGGGCGGTTGACCCTTTCATTTTTGCCAACGCTCCCCGTTATCACAGAGGTTTATTCCCCGATGAGGTGCCAGCAATACTACAGAAGGGAGAAACGGTTCTCCCGAAAGGAACGTCTTTGTCCGGTGGCGAATCAGGAGGCAGCACCTACAATATCAACATCATGGCCATGGACTCGAAATCCATCCACGAGACTCTTGCCCGCAATCCGTCGGCGCTCATCGGGCCAATAACGAAGGCGCTGAAGCAAAACCAGATGAACCGGACATGGAAGGAGCTGTTGAAATAAGATGGCAGAGTTCCCGGCGACAAAGAAGGCAAGCGGCGGTGGCTATACCCTGAGCCCGGTATGGAGCACGATTGTTACAACGATGGATTCGGGCACAGAGCAGCGTCGGCAGAAATGGACCTTCCCGAAATATGACGTGAAGTTAACCTTTGCGGTTTTGACGGCCTCTGAAATTCAGGCGATCTGGAATTTCTTTGTTGCCCGACACGGATCCTTCGAGGCGTTCTATTTTTATACTTATGACTCACTCGCCTGGGCTGGTTGCTATATCGGGGCAGGAGACGGGGTGACGCAGACTTTCGACATTCCAGGGAAGTCAACATCAGCACAAACCATCTACGTTGACGGCATTTCAGATGAGGCCGTGACGATTCTGGTTGGCGGAGGCGCGGAATCGTCTGACCGGGTGACGTTCACTACTGCTCCGGCAGAGGGAACAATCCTCTCCTGTGACTTCACGGGATACATGCGGATCAAGTGCCGCTTCAAGGAGGATACGATGGACCGGGCGCACCTTCAATCAGTGCTTTACGCGACAGGAATTGAGCTGACGGGTCTGCACGGATGAAGACCTTTGACGCCAACATCAGCGCCGAGCTGGCGAAGGAATCGTTCCAACCGTACTGGCTGCTCGATATCGCGACTACTACGCCCATGCGGTACACGGATCTGGACCTGAACACCTACCACGACGGGAACCTCTATGTCTCGCGAGGTATGAAGATCGGGAACATCACCTCCGGGGCGACCGTCTCCGCCGAAAAGGTGGAGATCGAACTCGACGACGCCGACCAGGTGGTTACGGCCTACCTGCTTAATGAGGATGTGCGGAACAAGGCGGCGAGTCTCTATTTCGGGGTCATCGCCCGGACGGCGGTGGGGCTGGAAACGCAGCTTTCCCGGCATGTGCAGGAGGTTTGGCGGGGGTTTTGCGGCGGCTGGTGGCTGTCGGGCGATGCGGATTGCACGATTACGCTGACACACGAAAGCATTTTCTGGAAGAAGCAGCCCCTCCGGATGCAGTCTTCGTCATGCCAGTGGCCGTTTAAAGGAACGGAGGAATGCGGCTATTCCAGCGAAGCCGGATGGTGCGACAAATCCTACGACCGCTGCAAAAAGCTGGCGAGCTCGGACAACTTCGGCGGGTTCCGGTTCATCCCGGATCTGGCGGAAAAAGAGCTGTGGTGGGGCCGGAATCCTGCCCGAGCCCTGAGATAGGAGAATATATGCGGGAACAACGGAGGCCGGGGCCACGGATCATGGAGCAGTTCATCGGGAAGCCGTATGCCGTAAACGGCAGGGGCGGTGACGGATACGACTGTATCGGCCTGGTACGCGCCTATCTTCTTGAGCTGGGATGTGCGTTCCCCGACGGCTATAAGGGGATCACCCTGGACAATTACACGGATTTCTATCTGGCGGACCGGGCGGCGGCGAATGACCTGCTTCTTGAATTTTTTGATCTGCTTGGCGAGCCCGTTGTTTCGGATCATCCGCTGGCCGGGGACCTGTGCGTGGTCCGGCATGAGGACGGGAACCTGTATCCGGGGATCTACGCCGGGAACCGCAACATGATGGTGGTCGCCAGCGATGAGCTCGGAGTGTGCATCCTGCCCCTTGGGAAGCGGGAAATCGTGAAAATCAGGAGGCCGGAATTATGGCGATAGCCGGAGCGGCGGCGGCGATCAAGGCTTTCTGGGCGGCGTACGGCGCTTATATCTCCCTGGCCGCAATGTCTTTTTCTGTTGTGTCTTCGGTCATGTCCGCCCGGAAGGCCGCCAAGATGACGCAGCAGGAGTCCGCGTCCATCAAGCTCAACACCTGCGATTCCGTGCGTCGCCTCCCGGTGGTCTACGGCGAGGCAATCGTCGGGATCAATCGCGTCTATACGAATTTCAGCGGCAGCGACAACAAATACCTGCACCTCATCGGGACCCTGTGCGAAGGCGAAATCGAGGGGATCAAGCAGGTGGCCGGCGTGGATCAGCTTTTTATCAATGATCGGCTCTATACCGATTACGGGAACCGGGTCTATTACGAGTTTTTCAACGGCTCCCCAACTCAGAACGTCTGCGCCACGCTGCACACTGCCATCCCCGAGTGGAGCGACCCTCTCCGGAACACGGCCTATATTTATGTGCGGCTCAAATTCGATATGGATTATTTCCAGGCACTGCCAGACATCACTGTACACCTGGAAGGTCTCAAAGTTTACAACGCCGATACAACGGTGACGGAATACTCCCGCAACGGGGCGTGGGTGGCGCGGGACTTTCTGACGCGCTCATCGGTCCGAGGCGGCATGGGGTTCGGAGAGGCCCGGCTGAACGACGCCTCCTTTATCGACACGGCGGCCTATTGCACAGCCAAAGGATGGAACGTTGATTTCGCCCTGACGGGAGACTATTCCGCCGATGACTACCTCTCTCATATCCTTGCCGCCTTTCGCGGGGCGCTGATCTATTCCATGACGGATTTTCAGCTCCGATACCGGGACATGAATTACGAATCCGCCGTGATGGCCATTGACGAGGAGGATGTCGTTTCGGGGTCGATGACCATTACCCAGCCGGATGTGTTCGACACGCCGAACGCCATTAAGATTACCTACTTCAACAAGGAGAAAGGCTTTCAGGATGATACACTCGAATTTTCAGACCAGTCCCTTATCGCGGCGGATGGCGGCGACTACCGGGTCAAAACGATGGACATCCCGTCGATCTGCGAAGAACAGAACGCCCAGCGGATGGCCTGGTATTGGCTGGAACGGCTCCGGCAGAACAAGGAGGCCGACTTCGCCGGTTCGCAGAGGCTGTTCCTGCTCGACCCAATGGACCTCATCACCCTGTCGAGCACACGGTTCGGCTGGACCGGGAAATACTTCAGGGTAACAAAAACCGTCTACGATCCCGACGGTGACGTTCATATTTCCGCCGAGGAAGAGGATATCCGCTTTTATGACGATGTTTACAATCTCGCCACCAGGACGTGGAACGACACCAACCTGATCACGCCGCTGACCGCCGTGCCGAGCGTGCGGAACGTGAGCCTCACGGAGGAGCAGTACGACTACCGGGACCGCACCTTCACCCGGCTCAAACTGGATTTCGAGGGGCCGACGGCGGAAGAGTTTCCGTTCTGGAAGGACGCCGAAATCTGGATGCGGGTGGGCGAGTCCGGGGATTACCGCTACATGACGCGGGCGACGGCGGATTACCTGGTTGACCCCGTGCAGGAGGGGGAAGTCTACTCGTTCAAGTTGGTTTCTGTTTCCATCTTCGAGACGCGGCAGGCCGACGCGGACGCTTTCACGATTTCGACGACCGTCGTCGGGAGAACAACCCTTCCGGGGAACATCAACTCCTTTTCCATCGTCGTGGCGGGGGACACCATGACCATCCAGGCGGACCCCCTGAACGAATCGGATATCGCCTATTATGAGCTGCGCATGGGGCCGACCTGGCGCGGCGGGCTCTACCTGGGGGCCAACGAGACCCCCAACTTCCGGTTCGTCGGTGTCCGTCCGGGAACGCATACGCTCTGGATGGCGGCCCGTGGGAACAATGGGTACTATTCCGAGACTCCCGTTTCCGCCACGGCGACGGTGTATTATCCTCCGGGATACGTCCTGATCCCCGTGGTCGGGGAATGGTCCTGGGATTATGACGCCATTGGGACGTTCGACAATACCGAGCACACGACGCACAGTGCCGCAGACGCCCTGATGTGCAGCCATTCCGGCAGCGAGGTGGGAGGGCTCACCGGGACATGGCTTTCGCCGGAATATGACCTGGGCTCCATCATGACCGTCCGGGTGTGGGGGGATTTTCTGTTCGATTTTCTCAACTCGGCGGCGACCTGGGATTCAATTTTTCCGTCCCCCACGACGACATGGTTTGACGTCATGACCCCGACAACCACCTGGGATGAGCTGTTCGCCAACGCTGGATATGGAGTCATCCAGGCCACGATCTATTGGGGCGACACCACGGGAAATCTCACGAACAGCGTTTCCGGATTCGAACTGCTTGCGGCGGAGTTTTCAGCGCGATATGTCCAGGTCCGGATCACGATCACGGACCCGAACTATGAATCCAATATGTACCTCTACACCCTCAACATGAAGGCGGCCTATTGGTCGTAGGAGATTGCGATATGGCAACGGATTGGAGGATCACCAACGTCACCCCGCAGGCGGGGGGGAAAATTACCGAGGCGCACGTCGAACTATTGGAAGATGGAGTCGTTA